AACCTTGCGGATACCATCGGGATAGATTTTGACGATCTCTGAGCCTGATTCTTGTTCCTGGGTTACAGGGCTTCCATCGGGGTTCATGGCCGGTCGTCCCATATCGTCCATGATGGGTACTTGCTGGATTATGGGTTGTTCAACTGCCCTTTCGTCAACGCACCAGATTTCAATTACAAGGGTCTTGCCCTTAACCGGCGAATTACCTTTGTTGTCGTAATCGGCAAACTGGCTCTGATAGTGGCGGTTTGAGGTGGACTTTTTGATTAGTCCCCCAGCTGCGGTTTCTCTCGATAGCCCAAGCAAGGTTTCTTCGGCGTCGGTGGGAATCTGGACTTCAACCGGAACTCCAAAGGTGGATTGAATCTCCCACGGTTCCAAAAAATCAACGTCGCAAACATAGGGTAAACGGATATTACATCTTTTACCACCGGGAGCCGGGAAAAAGTTGTAGGGGTCCAGAACGATGATTTCAACCACGTTGCGCTTGGGATCGTAGCGGCCCTTTTCGATGGTGGTGCCGTAGATCATCATGTTCAACACTGAGGCGTACAGCTCGTCTTGCTGGCTTTCTTCGGACCACCAATCCTGAGAGTCCTTATCGAGAGCCTTGGTAACGTCCTCTTGGGGTGAATCGCTTTCGATCTCGGATGCCGGGGATTTTTCCGTCAGAACGGCACAGAAGGTGTCAACGGTTTTAAAGATGTAGTTGGCCCCAACCGTGGGGTACTTGGTCTTTTTCTTTTTGCCGCGCCACCTGGTATGCAGGTCCATAAAACGATCATGCATCTTGAGGTATTCTATCTTGTGGTCGCGGGCGGTTTCCCATAGTTTTATGAAGTGCCTGCCAACGTCCTCATGGCCTTCGGGTGGTAGGTTGCCCCCGTTCCAGCGTTCGTTCATTGTGCGTTCGGCTGTGGTTTCCATAGTTACCCTTCACAAGTTTCGACGTGCTTTGAGAACCAGATACGGCCTTTTTCGGTGTTCTTGTAGGTCTTGGAACATTTGGGACATTTTAGATCGTCTTCGTCGGCCAACGGTTCAGGTCCGATATTTTCCACGATCTGCCCGATAAGACCTCGCCCGATGATGATTTGAATTGAGGTATCAATGGTCTTTGCGCCCTTTTTAACAATGCCGTGCTCAGTCAAAATATCGCCATTGGGATGGATGAACCACTGTTCGCAGTTGGGGCACCATAGATTGCCCTCTTTGGCCCATTCCTGAAAGGCGAAATAGTTTGCCATGCCAGCGTCTGGTCCGGTCCTGGGGGCGAACATTGACCCGTCATAGGGGCCACCGATTATGAACTTATCGGAGGTGTCAACTATGTGGGTTTTGCAGTTGAAACAGATGATTTTCATGCTGCCCTCCCGGTGATCCTATCCATAACCGAAGCGATAGGGTTTTTCTGGTCCCTGATGCGTTGCGCTGCCGGGGATAGTTCCTCGTCCTGAACCTCTTCAAAAAGCTCCTTTGGCATGTAGCTTTCAGGGGTGGACTTTTCCCGGTGCGCTGGTAGAAAGGTTGCTCCGGTCCGTGCGTTGCGGGTCCGAAACACAAAATAGGCCCCCATGAAAAACGCGATAAGGATAAATGCCCCTGTTACCGATTGTGCCGCTATCATCTCCCAAACCATAGTCTCTCCCTAAGTGTAGGTTTCAACGCCGAACATGGGGGCGTCGAATGGGTGGATTGTGTCGGTGCCCTCAACAAAAGCCGTGATCCTTGACGGCTCGGCCAGCGAATAGCGCTTTTCCTCTGGTATGGATTCGCCACCATGGGAAAATGCCAAGCCCAAGGCGTCCATAAGGTTTGGCGATGGTATACCCCGTTTCTTCATGGCCTTTTTGGATTCGATCTTGATCTTGCCGCCGTCTGTGATTTCCCTTAGCGGGCGGGACAGCTCAGATATCAACTCTTGATTGTTAGGGATTGATATCAAATCTTCGACCGGCCAAGCCTTAATGCCCATGACATATTCATAAGTGCGCTCGAACCGTTGCCGAAGTTTCCAAATGATCTCAGCCTTGAGATTGGCGAACATTTCATCGTTGGGTCGATCGTTGAACATGCCCTCGGTTGGAGAAACTCCGACGTTGACGGCTATGGTGTGTGGCAAGATGGTTGTATCTAAAACGCTTTCATTGATGCGCCTAAATTCACCTTTAACGCCTGCGCCCACGCCTATCGAATCGTAGTTTAACAGCCTAACCCGGTGATCTCCTGAAAGCCTTATAGCTCGGTTTGCCGTCTGGGTGGTGTCGCCCTCTTTCCATGATTCAACGTGATAAACCTTGGGACCTCTGCGTGCTATAAATGCGTTCGCATCCCCGCCTTCGTCGGCTACGTCTAAACCTGCTATGCCGTGGCCGATCTCTGGCAGGTCGAGGTTGACCGCAGCCTGAACGAATCTTGCCGGTATGCAGATGTTTTCAACCGAGGCGTTATAATCGCGGTCAACTTCCTGGGCCAGTATCCATGGCTCTAATTGGTCTTTTTGTTTCTGATACCATTCGGCGTCCTTGCGGGGATCGTCGCGCCAGTCGAATATGAAAACCTTTATCTTGCCACCAAAGCGCTTTTTGTAAAACGGGTTGCCGTTGCCGTTGGGGGTCGAAACGTCAATCTTAACATCGGAGTTCTGTGACAAGGCCGCGTCAATCAGTTCAGGGCGTTCATAATGTGAACTTTCGTCCTTGATGTAGAGGCCCGACCGACCGCCGCGCCCGATGTTGTCCCCTGCTTCTCCTGTGATCGTTGAACCGTTTTGCGGGTTTAAAACTTTCATATAAGTGGCGTGTTTTAATTCGTTGTAACCCACTGGCAAAAACTCTTTGGGAAGGCCCCGAAGGATGATCCGTATTTTCTCAAAGATGGTGTCGGTATCCCCGATCTTATCGACCAGGGCTTCCTTCCGTGAGCCAAACGAAACCTTGCTGCCTGGTTCAAACGTCCAGAGGCACACGGCGAACGCGGCGTTTAGGAATGTGGCCCCGGCATCGCGGGACTTCTCAACCAAGCCGTCTTCTTTGGCGGCGTATCGGTCAGATAGCCATTGGATGTATTCCCGCTGTTTCGGCCACAGGATGAACGGCACCATTGATGGCGTTTTGCGCGGGTCGTATGTAACCATCCAATCTGAAATGAAATCTGCGTAGTTGGCGGCATAATAGACTTTGGCCGCGGCGAGTTTCTTTTTGTCTTTGCGAATTGCTAAAAGCCGCTCTATGCGGCGGTTGACTATGGGGAGGTAATCGGGGTTTTTAAAGTCTATTTCGGCCAAGTATATTCCGTTTAAGCGATTTGCCGGGTGGTGCTCTGGTTTTGTCTCAGCTCGGTATTTTTTGATACTTTCTTAATAATTTCAATAACCATGTTTTGGTGCTTTTATGGCTATCTATATTCACAATAAGCGATTTACCCCTTCAAATGATCCAAATAAACCCGCGTTGCCTCGTCAAGCGTCATGTTCGACTTGGTTTCGATAGGCCCCCCCTCTTTGCCGGTAAGCTCCTGTTTATCCGCCAATCCAAGCTCCCTTGCGATGATATTTGCATTTAGTAAGTCTGCCGCTGCTCCCGCAAACTTCTGATTGTAAATGATTTTTTCAGCGTCGCTAACGATTCCGGTTAAAACCGTATCCTTTCGGTAACACGCCCAGGTATCGTCGCTTATGTCTAAAAACAAACAAAGGCCGGAAATGGTCATGGCCCTAATTTTGTAACAGTCCGTTTTTGTTATCTCGCCGCTGTAGTGGAAAACCTTCTGCTCATAGAGGGGATTTTCTTCAACCCATTTGAAATACTCACAACAGGCTTGCCATAGAACATCTGGATCGCTGAACTTCGGCTTTCGCCCGTAGGATGAGCGGGCTTCCCATATCCTATTACCTGGCATGAAACGGCCTTGGACGTCCTGGCCCGGTTTTTCAGGGTGCGGCGTAGTGTCCTTTGGCGGGGTCTTGCGTTTGGCGGTATTTGCCTTTGCCTTCTCACTCTTCATCGCTACTGCCTATCGATATTGTGAGTTCGCAGTTTCCTGCTACTTCTGATTCGTGGGCGAACATAACCTTACATCCTGCCGGGACGACTGCTGTTCCGTCCAACAGAGGTATGTCTAACGGACCTACTCCGGGCAAGTCCACTCGCAGCCATTGCTTTGCCTTCTTGTCAGCCATCAATCAACTCCACCCTAATGTCTCTTATTTTTCTGTAGATACTCGCTTGGCACGCTGCCAACTCTGAGTCTGCATTGTAATTTTGCGGACTAAGTTGCCCAGGAACCCAAATTCCAAACATCCACTGCTCTATAGACTCAAGTTCATCCAAGAACACGGTCAACTCAAAGAAATCTTGGTATTTATCGACTCGCTGGTTCCACTTTTCAACCGCGTCTGATTCTCTTGGGTGCCATCCAATTTCAGCGCCGCAAGACATGTTGCCGCATTCAACCGTGAAAGCTTTGTTCCTGCCGCAATCGTCCTCGCTGATTGCTACCCATGCGCCGGTTGATCCGCAAAATGGGCAAGGCTTCAAACTCATCGCTTCCCCCCATTAACAGCCCGGTCCAAAAATATCCCGATTAGCAGGGCTGTGGCTATGTAGATAATGTAGATCATTTACCACTCCCAACCACGGTGTTTACCATACCGAGCAAGGCATTCGGGATTGCTCTTCGCCCTGCGGCGTTCACCCCTGTTTTTGAAGCGCTTTGACCAATAATTGAAACCTGACCGGCTGCGCTTTTTCCAGGGCGTTCCCTGCTCAACGATGCAAGCCCTGTAAAACTCAGGTTCTGGCTGCTCGGTTAATCCGTAGCCCATCACAAACTCCCCCTGCAATCCGGGGATTGATTCCCCACATCCCACACAGCATTTCGACCATGCTGTATGCCTCTGACCACCCGGCAAGTTCGCCCAGGTACGGAATTGATGCGCTTTGCCTCACGCTCAAGCCAATCGACGTACATCATTGGGCCGTCAACGGTTTCGATTGTTTCGCGGGGTGGGGATGGTAGAAATATTGTGGTTTCGGTGGGCATTATTTTTCCGATGTCCCTTCAACGCCTCTTGCTTGCCGTTCGGCGGTTCGATGATTCAACCAGTGCATGGCCTCTTCGATCTTGGTCAGCGCCAAAGCGTTTTCACGGCAGGCATAAGGACCGGCCTGGAATGATCGCAAGCGGTCGATTACGATGGACAGAAGGTCTTCCTGGTTGC